GGATATATAAAACAAAAATCAAACTTTTCAAAGGAGGTTTTTAAAAATTGGCAAAAGTTTTTGTTAATAAACGCAAGGTCATTACGACAACAAGCGATGAAGTGGCTGAAGAAGTCGTTACTGAAGCGATTAGGCTACACATAAGCAAACTAGTCAAGAACTATGTTGAGAGCGAGGATATGTATCTCTCACAACATGAAGTCTTGAAGATGCCTAAAAAAGATAGTTGGAAGCCGGACAATCGTCTGGTTTTTAATTACGCAAAATATATTGTTGATACGTTCACAGGTTATCAAATCGGTGTTCCAGTTAAAATTAAGCACGAAGACGAAAATGTGAACAAGTTTGTCGCCGATTTCCGTAAGATTAATGATATGGAAGATTCAGAGTTTGAACTTGCCAAGATGTCTAGCGTATTTGGTCATGCGTTCATCTACGTATACCAAGACGAGTACAAGCAGACTAGAGCGACTTATAACAGTCCAATCAACATGTTCATCGTACATGATAATAGCATTGAAGAGCGCCCGTTATTCGCAGTAAGATACACGTTTAATGAGAATAGCCAAACAGGTGTCGGACAAGTTATCACGAATGACGAAGTGATTGAGGCTACGTTTTCAACTGGTGGGTCAGTAAAATTTGGTGAGCGTACTCAGCATATCTATAATTCTATCCCAGTTGTTGAATTGATTGAGAATGAAGAACGTCAGAGTATTTTTGAAAGCGTAAAGACCTTAATTAATGCTTTAAATAAGGCTGCAAGTGAGAAAGCGAATGATGTAGATTATTTCGCAGATGCTTACTTGAAAGTGTTGGGTGTCGAACTACAAGATGAAGATGCTAGTCAAATCAGAGAGAACAGGATTTTTAATCTTTGGAAGAATGGCGACGGACCTTTGCCTGAAGTCAATTTCCTTGAGAAACCAAGTTCAGACACGACACAAGAAAACCTTATTAGCTTGCTGAAAGAGTCTATCTTTGCTATTTCAATGGTTGCGAACATGTCCGAATCTGAGTTTGGAAATTCATCCGGTACTGCTCTTGCTTTTAAATTGCAAGCGATGGATAACCTTGCTCGGATGAAAGACAGGAAGCTACAATCTGCATTCAATAGCTTGTATCGAATTGTGTTCAGCGTACCTTTGACAACCGTATCCGAGGATGCGTGTGCTGGTTTGACTTATACGTTTACCAGGAATGTACCAAGAAACATTCTTGAAGAAGCGCAGATTGTCGGACAGTTATCTGGACAGGTATCTGAAGAAACCAAGCTATCTGTTTTATCTATCATCGATGATCCACAGAAAGAAATCGAAAGAATGGAGAAAGAAGAGGAAGCTATGGGCGACCTTGAAACTCGTTTGGAAAAGCAAAAAATCTACTCAGACGCTGAAATGGATGAAAGTCAGAAAGTTATAGCAGATGTTGACAAATAAGTACTGGGAAGATAGGTATCGTGCTGAAGAAAAGGCTAGGGAACTAGCAGATAAGAGAGTAGCTTATCAACTGAACGGTGTCTATCAACAACACGCTAACAATATTCAGAAAGAAATTGATAGTTTTTGGCAAAGATATGCTGATAAAGAGGGTATAACGAAACTAGAAGCTAAACAGAGAGCAGATAGGCTCGATATGGTCAATGTCGAGTTTAAGGCTAGACAGTTAGTTGAACGTGCTAATCGCATGAGGCAACGTGGTCAGAAAGTAACGAGCGAGGATTTCACAAAAGCAGAAAACGACTTGATGAGATTGTATAATCTTAAGATGAAAACAAGTCGTCTTGAAGTGTTGCAAGCAAATATCAAGCTACATCAGTATGATTTGGCTTTGAGTGAGTTTGAAATCATAGATAAGCATTTGACTGAATCAATCAGACGAGAGAATCTTTTTAGTGCTGGTGTTTTGAATATGACGCTCGGTAGTTTTGAGGCTTCAAAGGTATCAGCGGATACGATTATATACGCCAATTTCAATGGTGCTACTTGGCCAGGGAGACATTGGACAAGGCAGAATGAATTGCGTGAAATTGTTAAGAAAGGCGTTGCTGATACTGTGTTAAGAGGTGGAGGCACAAACGTTCTGATTAACAATCTTAGGAAAGAGTTTGATGTCTCGTATGGCTACGCTAGACGATTGGCAGTAACGGAATCAGCAAGGGTTTATTCAGAGGCACAGAAAGCTAACTATGATGCGAATGGCGTTGAATGGTTCGAAGTCATGACTGAATTAAAGGCGTGCAAAATCTGTCAACCATTTAACGGCAAGACTGCAAAAGTATCTGAACTAGTTCCAGCATTGAACGCACCACCGTTTCATCCTAACTGTCGGTGTACGACAGTGCCTGTTTTCAGGAAAGGTACAAAGCACTCAGGTAGAGATGAAGAGTTTTTACATGCTGATATGAATAATAAAAACCAATCTAGCAAGTATGTTGCGAAAGACGGGGAAAAGGTGTATAATCGGGGTATGGATAAGTTGGACTCTTTAGTCTCTAGTGGTTCAATAAGTGAGGCTCGTGGAGATGTAGAAAAGCAAAAAAGTGATTTTGCGATAAAATACTATGAGCAACTGAAAAATTCTAATCGTGCAGATGTTGTAGAAAAAATGGTGAAAAGTAGTAACCTTCCTCATTCTACAGTATCAAAAGCATTGGAACATATTTTGGATAACCAGTATTTGTTGTGGGATTTTGAAGCTTTTGAAGAGAGGATGATGAACTTTTATCCGCACTATGACATGGCTCAAAGTTTTCAAAGATTGTACTTGGGTAATCCAAAGGAATACGATATATTGATGCTACAGCACGAAAGCCTTGAATCATACTACATGAATCAGTTAAAAATGGATTATGACGAAGCTCATAAAAGAGCTAACCTAAAATTTAATTATCAGGAGGCAAGCGAAAATGGCGAAGATTGATAAACAAATTATTACTATGCGTAAAATAGAAGATGGTACTGCTATGAGACAATATTCTGCCGTTAGTGGAGAATGCCAAGGTATCGCAACAGTTGACAAAACCACTTTAAAATATAGCTACACAGGAGATGATTTAGGACAATTCGCTTCGTTTGTAAAAGATACTTTAACTAAAAGTATTAAGCTGGGTAAAGAGTTGCCAGATAAATTTTCTTACGGTTTTGGATAAACTTGAATTTGCTTATTAACAATCAAAAGCACCTAGAGAAATCTAAGTGCTTTTCTTATTTTTAATTTTTTTTCAAAAAACCTCTTGACTTTTTGTGACCACTATTATATCATATAGTTGTGGCAACAGAAAGTAGGTGATGAAATGAGTCCACGGACTGGAAGACCTAAGAGTGAAAATCCTAAATCTCGTCAATTTAGAATGAGATTGACTGAGGAAGAGTTCAGTAATCTTGAACAGGTTGCTAAACAAAAAAGCATGACCAAAACTGAAGTAGTCATGCGTGGAATTGAACTTGTTAAGTCTGAGATAACAAAATAACGTATGACCTGCTCCCGCCAAGAATAGGGTCATACGTTATCACCACAGAAGTGTTTCTGCATGAAATATTATATCATGCTGAGACGCTCTTTTCAAGGTACACGAAGGAGTGTTTTTATTATGGCAAAAATTGAACTTTTAGACAGTTACGAAGAACTAGTATCCTACACTGCAGAGATTAGAGAAAGTCTGGATATTTTACATGAATGGTTAGCCAAGAAACCTAATATTGAGGATTACTGGTCTTACCATAATTTGATTGCAGGGCATGGTCAGCACTTTGCCTTGCTAAATCTTATCATGTACAGACTGGATAGTCTTAAAGATGAGCATCGTACTATTATTGATAATTATATTAAAGGGGTCTAAAAATGGAGCTACAAATTTTTAAAAATGAACAATTCGGAGAAGTAAGAACGACAGAAGTTAATCAAGAAATTTATTTCAACTTAAAAGATTGTTGTCAGATTTTGGATATAAAAAACAGTAAAGATGTAGTAAAAAGGCTAAATTCAAAGGGGGTAGTTACTACCGACCTCCTTACAAATGGAGGAGTCCAACAAGCCAACTTCATTAACGAAGCGAATTTCTATAAACTTGTTTTTCAATCTCGCAAACCAGAAGCAGAGAAATTTGCTGATTGGGTCACTAGCGAAGTGCTGCCCTCTATTCGTAAGCATGGCGCTTATATGACCGACCAAGTGGCTTATAATATCACGCACAACAAACAAGCCTTAGCAGACTTGCTCCTTATGGCTGGTAATCAACTGAAAGAAAAAGAAGCAGTCATTAAACACTTGGAAGCTGAAAAAGCTGTACTGTCCGTTGAAAATACCATAATGAAGCCGAAAGCAGACTATTTCGATGAACTAGTAGATAGAAACTTACTGACCAGCTTCAGAGAAACAGCAAAACAATTAAAAATCAAAGAGCGTAAGTTTATTGACTTCTTGATGGAGAAAAAATACATCTACCGAGATAAGAAAGGTAAGCTCCAACCGACAGCCAATAAAAATGATGGTTTGTTTGAGGTCAAGGAAACACTCAACGAAAAAACACAATGGTCTGGAACACAGACTCTCATCACACCTAAAGGTCGTGAAACCTTTAGACTACTATTTATCTAATTATGCCCTAACCGCATCGAAATCGAGGCGGTTTTTATATTGTCCAAGCATTGAAGACTAAAAAAGCTATGGAAATTACAGTCGGGGACGACTTTAAAAATAGGAGGTTCGCAATGAACGAAGAAACACAAACAGTCGAAACGGTTGAAGAACAAAAGGTACCTGCAGAACCTGCACCACAACCGCAAGACGAGAAGAAGTACACGGACGCAGATGTCGATGCTATCATCGATAAGAAATTTGCTAAGTGGAAATCAGAGCAGGAAGCCAAGGAGAACGAAGCGAAAAAGCTACGTCAGATGAACGAAGCCCAGAAAGCGGAGTATGAGCAGGAAAAGCAAAGAGCATACATTGCTGAACTGGAAGCTAAAATCAACCGTAGCGGACTAGAGCGAGAAGCCTCTAAAATGCTCTCTGAAGGCGGTATTGCAGTTGATGATAAAATCCTAGGTCTTGTCGTTAAAGATACCGCAGAGAGCACGCAGGAGGCTGTAGAAAGCTTTGTAGCTTTGGTGAATGAACTTGCTGATAAAAAGGTCAGCAAGAAACTGAAAGGTAAGACACCGAAGAAGATGGAAGACACTTCAGCTGGTGAAATTACCAAGGAACAATTTAACAGAATGGGTTATCAGAGTAGAAATGAACTACTCCAAAACAACCCAGAACTTTATTATAAATTGAAAGGATAATAGACAATGACACAAACTAAACTAGCACAGATGATTAACCCAGAAGTGATGACTGACATGATATCAGCTAAACTTCCTAAAATGCTTAAATTTACACCGCTCGCATTCGTTGAGCGCACACTTGTTGGGCAACCAGGTACTACTGTCACAGTTCCAAAATGGGAATACTCTGGAGATGCCAAAGACATCGCTGAGGGTGAAGCGATTACTCCAGAACAATTGACTACTAATAAGTCTACAATGACCATTAAGAAAGCCGGGAAAGGTATCGAACTTACAGACGAAGCAGTTCTTTCTGGGTACGGCGACCCAATTGGTCAAGCTACACACCAAATTGCTTTGGCTATTGCTAACAAAGTAGATAATGATTTGGTTGAAGAAGCTAAAAAAGCTACTCAATTCGTAGCCGAAGCGCCTACAACTGGTGATGCACTTGATAAAGCCTTAGCAGTGTTCGCAGATGAAGAAGATGCTCGTTATGTTGCTCTCATCAATCCAGAAGATGCTATCGCTTTGCGTGGAAATGCTGCTAAAGAGTGGGTTCGTGGTTCAGAAATTGGTGCGGCTATCGTTGTATCTGGGACGTTCGGTGAATTCAAGGGTGTTCAAATCGTACGTTCTAAGAAAGTAGATAAAGGTAAAGGTTTCCTTGTTAAAGTTTCAGCTGTTGACACAGATACAGATGATGTTGCTAAATACGGAGCATTCGTTATCAACCTTAAACGTGATGTAGCTATTGAAACAGACCGTGACATCCTTAAAAAGACAACGGTTATCACTGGTGATGAACATTACGGTGTATACTTGTACGACCCTTCAAAAGTCGTTAAATTCGGAGGTGCTTGATGGGAATGATGTTACGACGACATCATCCTAAAAAGCCTGCTGAAACTGAAGTTATCGATTACAGCGACTTAACGGTTAAAGACTTAAAAGATATTGCCCGAGAGCGCAATATCGAAGGTTATTCAACGTTAAACAAAGAGGACCTTATCGCAGTACTGGAGGGATAACATGGCAAATATCGCTCAAGCAAAGATATTGTTAGGTATTGAGGATAATCTTCAAGATAAGTTGCTCACAACCATAGCAATGTTGACAACTTCAAATTTTTTAGCTTATGCAGGCGTGGATGATGTCCCAGAAGGCCTTGAGTATATCATTACCGAGGTCATTATTAAACGGTTTAATAGGATAGGTGCTGAAGGGATGAGTAATCATTCCTTGGAAGGCACATCTATGAGATTTAACTCTGATGATTTCAAAGAATACGATAGTGTGATAAAGCGTGTTTGCTCAAAAACGTTTAATGCGGGGTTTAAGATGCTATGAGATATAACGAAAGAGTGGAGCTTATCGCTAAGAAACAAGAAGAGTATGATCCAGAGACAGGCGAATATACTTCTAGTGAAGATGAAAAGTTGATTGTTCCAGTTCATGTTATGGACTTGGGTATCGACAAACAAGTCTCAGTTTTTGGCGAGTATAAACGAGGTTCAAAAGTGGTTTATTTCCAAAATGCACCTAAAATCGCATTCACTTATCTCAATTATCGAAAAGAACGCTATAAATGCAGGGCAGATAAGCAGTCTGGAAGAGTATTCTACTTAGAAAAGGACAACTCTATTGGGTAGCTTACGATTTGAATTAAAAGGCCTTGATAAACTTCAAGCTAAACTTCAAAGAGTCGCTAAAATGGAAGAGGTAGAACGTATCATTGAAAAAAATGGTGTAGCTATGCAGAAAAAAGCAGTTACCAATGCTTCCAAGTTTAGAGGTCACTATGAGGGCAGAGGTCAAAAAAGGCGATTTGTTAAACCGACAGGAGCTACTAAACGCTCTATCTCTGTTAACAGTAGCAAGATAGATAGGTTTAAGTATAGAGTAGCGCCTGGGACTGATTATGCTGCTTATGTTGAGTTAGGAACTCGCAAAATGAGCGCACAACCGTTTATCAAGCCAGCTTTTGATGATCAGAAAAAACTCTTTAAGAGCGATTTGGAAAGGTTGGTCAAATGAAATCAAGAGAGCAAGCAATTTTTGACAGCGTATTTAAACGTTGTCTTTTTTTGGGTTACAAAACATACGATTACAAGCCAGACGACAACGTTCCTTATCCGTTCGTTGAATTTGAGGACACGACGACGAATCTCGTTCCAAATAAAACGGATGTGAAAGGCACAGTAGAGTTGGTTTTGTCGGTGTGGAGTACCCGTAAAAAACGTAAACAAGTATCAGATATGTGTTCGAGTATCTTAGCTGAAGCGATGAAGATTAGCGAGGCAGATGGTTATCATCTAGCTTTAAATATCTCGCAGTCTACAATATCGCTTTTTGACGATAACACGACAGTCGAACCGCTAAAACGTGGTCGTGTTCGTTTAGTATTTACAATTTTATAAAAGAAAGAGGATAAAAAATGCCAATTGCAAAAAAAGGGATTGACAGTATTCTATTGTTCCGTTTGCTAAGTGAAGCAAGCAAAGTAGACGGTGCTAAACTAGCATTCCAAACTGAACACTCATCCGAGAAGAGCCGTGACGCTAACTCAGTTAAGACTAAAGACGGTGTTCTTCAATCTGTCGGTGGTATTGAGGTTTCAATCACTGCTACAACAATCATGGCTAAAGATGATGAGTTGGTTAAAAAACTTGAAAAAGCTATGGACAAAGGTGAACTTATCGAAGTCTGGGAAATCGAAAAGAACGCTAAAAAGCAAGGCGACAAATACGAAGCAACTTACTATCAAGGTTACTTGACATCGTTCAAAAAAACTAAGAACGCTGAAGATTTGATTGAGTTGGAGCTAGAAATCGCAGTAAATGGTACTGGTGTCAATGGATATGCTACTCTTAACGAAAGCCAAGCTGAAGTGGTTCAGTACGAGTTTGCTGACACTACTAAAACAACAACTAGCTCACCAAGTCCTGCAACTTCAGTATCTGGAGTACCTGGTATCGGTGGGTAGAAATTAAGAGAGGTTCATGCCTCTCTTTTTTATTGTATTTTTTAGAAAAAAGGAGAAACAACAATGCAATTAGTAATCAAAGATAAAACTTACAACGTGAAATTTGGCGTTAAATTCGTTCGTTCGCTTGATAAAGCTTATCCAATCGAGCAACAAGGCTTGAAATTTGGCATGGCTCTATCTGCTAAAATTCCTGAATTGTACGCTAAGAACATCGCTTCATTGGCTGATGTTATTTATCACGGAACAGTTACAGAAAGCCCACGACCTTCTTTGGTTGATGTTGAAACATTCGTTGAAGAACATGAAGATTTAGAGCAATTGTTTGATGATGTACTTCAAGAATTGAGTGAGTCAAATGCGGGTAAGTCTTTGATGTCGGAGATGAACCAAGGCCTCAAGAAATAATTGAGAAATCATCTCTTGAAACGTTTGAGGAAATCATTATAAATTGCGTTCGATTTTTGAATATCACAGACATGAACGAGATTGGTCGTATGACAATGTATGAGTATGACTTGTTAATGACTGGGGTGTTATTGAGAAAGCAAGATGAAGATGAACTCTTACATCGTTCTGCTTGGTTATCTAGACAGGTAGAAGCTACTAAATCGGACGGTAAAACTCCTTTGTATCGAAAATACAGTGATTTTTACAAGAAAAAAGATACTAACAAGCAAAAGTATCAACTCTCAGATAAAGAGAAACAACTCTTACTGAGAGCAAATATGTAATGAAAGGAGGTATATAATGGCAGAAACTTATTCAGTCGAAGCGGTATTAACTGCGGTCGATAAAGGAATGAGTTCTACTTTGAACGGACTACAGAAAGCTATTAATGGACTTCAAAAGACATCATCCGCATTTGATACTATTTCAAATAAGAGTGGTTCAATGTTTAAATCGATGTTGGGCGCTAACTTGGTTAGTTCAGCAGTTACTTCGGCTTTTGGAAGTATCAGGAGTTCTTTGGGTGAAATGGTCGGTGAGTTGAATAGTTCCAAGAAAGCATGGGACACGTTTGACGGAAACCTTAGTAAGCTAGGTTGGGGCAAAGACCAAATCAACCAAGCTAAGGAAGCCATGCAGGACTATGCGACTAAAACCATCTACTCAGCTTCAGATATGGCTAGCACGTTCTCACAGATGGCTGCAATCGGTCGTCAAGATAGCGGTGAACTAGTTGAGGCTATGGGTGGGCTTGCTGCATCTGCTGAAAATCCGAAGCAAGCGATGAAATCACTGTCTCAACAAATGGTTCAGGCTTTGGCTAAACCAAAAATCACTTGGCAGGATTTCCGGATCATGATGGAACAGGCACCAGCAGGTATGAGCGCTGTGGCCAAAGAAATGGGGTTATCACTCAATGAATTGATTACCAAAATCCAAGCAGGTCAGGTTAAAACTGAGGATTTCGCTGAAGCCTTTAAACGTGCCGGGATGTCTATGCAGGACATGGCCACGAGCTATAAGACGATAGACCAGGCACTTGACGGTTTGAAAGAGACGTTAGCTAACAAACTAAAACCAGCTTTTGATGCCTTATCTAAAGCAGGTATCAAGGCTCTTGAAGCGATCATGAATCAGCTTGATAAGATTGATTTTAATAAGTTAGCTACAAGTCTTGAAGAGGTTCTAAATAAGATTGACTTCAATGCAATAGCTGAGAAGATAGCTTCATTCGTGAGTACATCTGTTGCTAAAATCAAGGAATTTTGGCAAGGTTTCTCAAATACAAGCGCAATTGCTGACTTCAAGAAAGCGTTGAGTGAAGTTTGGGAAGCTATCAAGAAAGTAGCATCAGCTCTTTCTGGTGGCGACATGGCTTCTTTTGGTGAAAAGATTGGTAAAGGTTTAAGCATAGCTTCACAGGCTATCCAGTCGTTTGCTAAAGTTGTTCAAAGCCTAAGTCCTGAACAGATACGAGCGATTGCTTCGGCGTTTCTTGCATTTAAAACTGCCCAAAGGACGACTAAGTTAGCGACGGATGTCTTGATTGGCTTGAACAGTGCAGTAAGTACGACTAAGAGTGTTTTTGGTGGCTTGCAAAGCGCTACAAGAGTAGGGACTGCCTTATTTGGAATTGCTAGAGGTTCTAAGGCAGCAAGTTCAGCATTGTATTTCATGTCTGAGACTTCAACGCTTGCCAAAGTAGCAGTAGGTGGTCTGAATATCTTCAGTAAGATAGGTGGATGGATTGGTACGGCAGTTACTGCGATAATTAGTTTTCTAGGTCCTGTTGGCTTAGTGATTGCTGCAATCGTGGCAATCGGTGCAGCGTTCGTTTTTCTTTGGCATAAATCCGAAGCGTTCAGGAACTTCTTCAAAGGACTTTGGAACGGCATCGTTAATGTTGCTTCAAGTGCTTGGCAAAAAATCCAAAGTGCGTGGAGTGGTTTGGTAGAATGGTTCTCTAACTTATGGAATAGAGTCAAAGAAACTGCTTCAAACACTTGGAATAGTTTCATAGAGAAGGCTCAGCCGGTTATCGATGCAATTAAGAATGCGTGGAATAGCATTACTGAGTTCTTTTCTGGACTTTGGGAAGGTATTAAACAGATAGTTTCAGATGTCTGGAATAGCTTCTTAGAAGGCGCTCGTCCTATTGTCGAAGGCTTGATGAACGTCTGGAATGCTTTAAAAGATTTCTTTTCAGCATTGTGGGACGGGATTGTTTCAGTAGCTACAACTGTTTGGAATGGTATTGTTGAAGTAGTGACGCCAATCATTGAAGCTATTAAGACCGCTTGGAACAGTCTAGTTGATTTCTTCACTAATCTTTGGAATAGCATTACAGAAGGTTCTACTGCTGCATGGAATGACTTTGTAGAGTTTCTGACGCCGATTGTCGAAACAATCAAAGGTTTGTGGTCTGGTTTCTCTGAGTTCATGTCTACAATCTGGAATGGTATCGTAGACGTTGCAACGACTGCGTGGAACATGCTTCAACCTGTCATTGAGACAGTTTGGACTGCTATTCAGCAGTTTATAACAAGCGCTATCCAAGTTATCCAAAACGTGATAACGACGGGGATGCAGATTGTTCAAGAGGTATGGAATGCGGTTTGGACTGTGTTTACTACAATCGTTCAGACTGTTTGGACAATCATTTCAACAATCATTTCAACGGTATTGAATGTAATAGCAGGTATTATCAACACAGTTACATCTATTATCAAAGGCGATTGGAGCGGTGCTTGGGAGAATATTAAAGGTATAGCGCAGACTGTTTGGGAAGGTATTAAGTCTGTTATCTCAACAGTAATCAATGCTATTAGTACTATTATTGGTACGGTTTTGGGAACAATTAAAAATACTGTAACAACGATCTGGAATGGTATTAAAGATTTTATTTCAAATACTATCAACAATATCAAAGGCACTGTTATCAATGTAGCTAATTCATTAAAAGATGGATTCCTAAATGTGTTGGATTCGTTAAAAAATGGAGTCTCTAACGCTATTGAAGCAGTTAAAAGCTTCTTTAACAGGTTGTGGAACATTGATTTAAGTGGTGCAGGTCGTGCTATCATGGAAGGTTTCTTGGGCGGTTTGAAATCGATGTGGGGTGCGGTTACTGATTTCGTCGGTGGTATCGCTAGCTGGATTGCTGCGCATAAAGGTCCTATCTCGTATGACCGTAGATTGCTGATTCCAGCCGGTCAAGCTATCATGAGTGGTTTCAATGCTGCTTTGATGGGTGGTTTTGAATATGTCAAAAACAATGTATCTGGAATGGCAGACGGCATTCGTTCGATGTTTGATGATGCAGGTTCTAGAGTTTCAGCAATGTCTAATGCCTTGCAGGGGGATTTCTCAAATAACGTATCTGGCACATTGTCAGCTACTTATGAAGTCAATCAGACGAAAGAACCGGCTATTATTAACCTCGCTCTTGGATCAAATGACTTCAGAGCCTTTGTTTCTGACATTTCGAATATCCAAAGTAAAGAAGAAAGGATAAGATTGAAGGCTCAAAGCCTTTAATGGTGTTTTAAATGTATACTTTTAACGACACAATCAGAGGCACGCCAACATTTAACTCTGGCCTAGAAGTTCGATTTGGTGATGTGAGCCTCAATCGAGAAATGAATAACGAGGACGGAACGTTCTTTGTGGCGAATACCACAGGGCGTGATGTCCTTGATTTTCATCATGAAACTGCAACTATTAAAGGTCGAGACGGTCAATATCTGTATGGTGCGACTTATCAAGAGCGTGAGATAGAGATACAGGTCAAGTTAACAGGCTTCACTGATTTAGGCATGCGGAGACAGTACGAACGATTAAATCGCTTGTTATTTTCCCGTCAAGCTAAAAAATTAGTATTTGGTGATGATTCAGGGCGATATTATAAAGCTATCTTTTCAAAAGTTAAGAAACCAGAACTGGAAGATGCGAATGATACAGTTATCAAGTTGCATTTTATCTGTCACGACCCGTTCAAGTATACCGAGCCTAAAACAGCAACAACCAACAAGATAACCTACAACGGAGATTTTCCAATAGAACCAATCTTGAGACTTACAACGCAATCAGGCTCTGAAATTCGGATTTTACATCTTGAAACTCAGAAGTATATTCGATTAAAGGCTACTTACATTCAAGGTTCAAATCTACTTGTTAATTGTGAGACGAGAGAAATCAAGTTGAATGATAGAAACGAGTTGATGAACTTTGACATGGTTAATAGTCGATATTTTAAACTTCAAAAAGGTGTGAATACATTTCAAGTTGTAGGCGCTCTGTTGAATAGCATTGAGTATAAAGAGGTGTTCGCATGATCTATTTATTTAATCAGACAGAAGAATTGATTGACGTAATCGATGAAGCGAGCCTTGCAGAGTTTACTCATACGGTTGAATTGAATCAGTTTGATAGGTCTAGCTTTGAAATCCCTGTTGATTACAAGCCTGAAGTTATAAAAGAAGCCCAGTTTTTCGGATTTCAATCACGAGACAGGGCTTTTTGTTTGTTTAGGATTTCTGAAAAATCCTATGACATTGGTCTGACTATTGAAGGAATTGATAGAGCAGAAAGTGATTTACACTCATTCATCATTGAAGATAAGCGACCGGGTGGTTCTGCTGATCAAGTGTTGAGTGAGATTTTAGAAGGGACAGGCTATCAGCTTGGTAATACAGACGGCCTGACTAGAACCGGCAGATTGTCGTTCTATTACATTTCAGTCAGACAAGCGCTTGTTAAGATAATTGAATCTTATGCTTGCGAGTTCAAAGTTAGATATACCTTTGTTGAAAATAAAATCATCGGGAGATATATCGACCTCAATCAACGTTTTGGACGTGTTACAGGACATCAATTTGAGTATGGCTCTAATATCCTGAATGTAACCTATGAAGAATCGTCTGACGATGTCGTGACGGCTCTCATAGGTCGTGGTAAGGGCGAAGAGAAAACGAATGAATCTGGTGAAGCTACGGGTGGATATGGCCGTAGAATCCAGTTTAAAGATGTTTCGTGGTCTGTATCAAGAGGTGACCCTGTTGATAAGCCAGCTGGGCAAAATTACGTAAGTAATGAAGCTGCTAGGAATATCTACGGTCTACATCAAAATGGTGTTATCAAGCATCGTTTTGGTGTCTATACGAACGAAGATATTGAAGACCCGGTCGAGTTGTTAAAGGCGACTTATAAAGAGTTGCAACGTCTTTCCGTTCCTATCGTTACGTTTAAAGCCAATCTACTTGATTTGTCAAACGCTATTGAGCAGGACATTTGGATTGGTGACAGTGTAGCGATTGTTAGAGATCAGATAGGGATTGCTTTTGAAGCGCGTATTCATAAACTGGTAATCGATAAGTTAAACGAGAATCGCTCGATTGTTGAATTAGGTGATTATCAAACGCTTCAAGCTAAAGACCGTTCAACACGCCAGCGGGCTTTGAAGGACGCGATTGGTGGATTTAGTGAAAGTTCTATTAGACAAGCTATTGTTGCTGAAGTAGAACGAAGAGATAAAGAGTTTGACGAGAAGATTCGTGTTAATAAGCTAGAGTTTGACAATGAACTGCAACGTGCAAAGGAAAGAGCCGAAGAAGTCAAACGTCAAATCTCTGATGAAATCGACAAGAAGTTTCAGTCGTTCGATAATGCAGCAATCAATGAAGCAAGACAAAAAGCTGAAGAAGCCTTGAGAAACGCTGGCACAAGCAGCTTACTAGCTCAGGAAGCCAAGCGCATTGGGTTGGATTCAATTGCCAAACTTGAAGAATTCAAGAGACAGGCTACGAGCGCTCAGACGGCTTTGTCGGGTGATTTAGATGCTCTGAAACGGACCATTACGAACGATATTCGACCGAAACAGGCGCAGGCTGAAGCTGAGATTGCCAAGCAAGTTGAAGCACTTAACAAGACCAAGAATGAATTGGCTGGTGTGAAGTCAGCGCAAGCGACGTATGAAGAGACGACGACGCGTAGACTGGCTGAGCTGACCAACTTGGCCAACGGTAAGGCTAGCAAGTCAGAACTCACACAGACAGCCGAGGAGCTAGCTAGTAAGATAGCGAGTGTTGAAGTTGGTGGCAGAAACTACTATCGAGATTCTGAGAAGATTCGAACAAGTACGCGTTTCTTTTCGTTTCCTTTGCATCCATATCTTTCACAAGAAAATGTAGGGGAGACTTGGACTTTATCATTTGACATAAAAATTAATGAAGGTGGCGAAATTCGCCCTCTACATTTTTATCATTACCAAACAAATCGATTCGGTCTGAAAGCTAGTGCTGACATCACTCCAAGTAAAGAGTGGAAACGGTTCACGTTCACAGGTCCAGTTATCTTCCCAAACGATGACACTCGTTATTCTAGGGGAGAAATGGCCTTATACGATTACGCTGGAAACAATAGCTATTCTGTGCGCAGGATTAAACTTGAAAAAGGTACTCTAGCGACAGACTGGAGTCCGGCAATTGAAGATACTGACGGTCAGATTTTAACAGTTGAATCTAACTTCAGACAGCGTGCAGATGCACTTGATGCTGGTGTGAGCCGTCTGACTGAAGGTTTAAGAACCAAAGCGGATATCAGCTCGCTCAATGTGACTGCTGAAAATATTAGGCAGTCCGTGAAGAGTCTTGAAACAAACACGCAGAACAAGCTAAATCAGATGTTGAGCCTGGCTGAATTTGAGGTGCGAGCTGGTTCTATCCGTCAAGAAATCTTGAACGCAACCAAAGATAAAGCAGATAAGACTCTGGTCGTGGCTGAAGCCGGGAAATTGAGAGAAGAATTTTCAAACTTAAGAGTCGGTGGTCGGAACTATTATCAAGACTCTGAAAAAGTTCAAACAAAAATTCGTTTCTTCGCCTTTCCTCTGCATCCCTACCTTTCACAAGAAAATGTCGGGGAAATTTGGACTCTCTCGTTTGATTTAAAAATCAATGAAGGTGGCGAGATTCGTCCTCTACATTTTTATCATTATCAAAATAACCGCTTCGGTCTGAAAGCTAGTGCAGACATCACTCCAAGCAAGGACTGGCAACGGTTCACGTTCACAGGTCCAGTTATCTTTCCAAACGATGACCCCCGCTATGCAAGAGGTGAGATGGCCTTGTACGATTTTGCTGGAAATAATAGCTATTCGGTTCGCAAAATTAAATTTGAAAAAGGTACTCTAGCGACAGATTGGAGTCCGGCAATTGAAGATACTGATGGTCTTATCACTGAAGCTAAGGCTACTTTTGAGCGGACGGCTCAGGGATTGCGAACTGACTTATCAGCTATTCAGGAATATGTCAATAAAGACGGTCAGCGACAGGAAGCTTTACAGCGTTATACTCGCGAGGAGAGTGCGAAACAAGCGACGGCTGTACGTGAGCTAGTTGAGAAGGACTATGTAGGCAAAGCGACTTATCAAGAAACTGTAAAAGCTATTGAACACAAGTTCGAAGCTATCACGAACCCACAAAATGGCTCGATTGCCACTCAGATTGCGACCTACAAAAATGCAGTAGATGGCCGATTTGCAGACATCACTTCATTGATTGCTGGTAAGGTTAATCAGACGGACTTCCAGCGTGTGAAGGAAACTAGCCAACTCTATGAGCGTATCATTGGTAGCAATGAAAATGACATCTCTAACAAGGTCGCACGTATGGCCATGACCAATCAGCTATTCCAGGTTGAAGTTGGGAAGGCCTTTGCGGAACATCAGAATTTATTCTTAACCTCAACGCTCACTAAAGGATTTTTAGGGAATAATGGAATCATTAGCGTAGCGAATGCTACACAAAAGGAGGTTACATCCGATTTCATTTCAGTAGATCCAAATGAAAAAATTATCTTCCAGCACTGGGTAACTCTGCCTGAGAATGGAATGGCTTGGACCGCTTGGCAATTTTTCGATAAAAACAAAAATCCTATTGATAATCGCAAACCAGGATTAAATGCTTATAAAACAACTGTAGGCAAACAACACAACATCAATCAAATCACTGTACCAACGAATGCTTATTTCGTCAGATTCTCAGCTCGTATGTATGATGATGGTTTGATAAAAGTAGAACACGGTTCGGTTCCATCTGATTACTCAGTAGCACCAAATGATGCTCTTGAAGCTGTGAAAACCGTTCAAAGACAGTTGGCTGGCTCGTGGGCAGTTCAGAACATCAACGGTGTAGGTTCAATCGTTTCGCAAATCAATGCGACTAACAATCAAATTTTGATTGAAGCTGAAAAGATTCGATTAAAGGGTAAGACCTTACTTGATGAATTGACGGCTATTCAGGGTTACTTCAAGCGATTATTTGTCGGCGAAGGTGCATTTGCGAAGCTGAATGCTGAAATTATTGGTTCTAAGACTATCACTGCAGATAAGCTCATCATGGACCAGGCCATGGCTCGGTTGTTCGTTTCAAGTAACATCTTCACAGATGCGCTCGCTGCTAAAGAAGCTTTCATCAACAAGCTTAGGTCTGTTGTAGTTACTGCGACCTTGCTTGAAGGATTCCAAGGTCTGATAGGAGGGTTCAGATTTGGTCAATATCCAAATAGGAATGGATATTTTATCACAGGAATTTCCTCTGTTAGTGTTGGGATGGGTAACGGAACGAACGCTGGTGCGAACAGGAACGCATTTTGGGCAAATTGGGGTGAAAGTTTAGACACTCCTGGCCCAAAAGCTTGGTACGTCAATACAGACGGGAAGATGTACTGTAGAAATGAAGCGACCTTCCATTCAAAAGTGGATTTTTCAAGCATATCAAACCCTAATTTTTACTCTAAAATTAAGGCTCACAAAGGCGTTTGGGTTGGCACTGACGATGTGAACGGAGAAGGGGATAATCCAGACGGTGGATACAATAGAGTTGTCTGGTGGAGTCAAATTGTTACCGGAAAATGGAGACAATACGCTGGAATCACAACTGCATCAGATAAAAAATTAAAAGAGAACATTGAATCGACACCGGTCAGAGCTCTCGATAAAATAAACGTTTTAAATTTAGTGGCCTTTGACTACATTAAGGATAAGACCCATGAAGAAATTGGTCTGATTGCGCAAGAAGTGCAGGATATAATTCCTTCGGCGGTTCTTGATGATGGAAATGACTCTTATCTCTCAATTCAATACTCAAAATTTGTACCGTACTTAATTAAAGCGGTACAAGAACTACATAAAAAAATAGAAAAATTGGAGAAAATAGCATGAATGAACAAGACAAACAAATCAGCAGCCTGACAATCAAATCGTTAGGTGAAAAAGTCGGTAATGAGGCTACTCAATCAGCTACGCTCGAAGCCCTCTATACAGTAACTGCTATAGAGCTTGAGCAGATGAAACGAATCATTGAATCTGACGAAGAACTCAAAGCAAAATTTGAAGAAGTGAAAGGAAAAATGACAAATGGCAATTAACAATTATGAGCTAGCAAGCAAGCCTTATACACGAGGTTTGGGCGACAAGACTGTGACGGTCGTTGAAGTCAAGCTTGCCGATGGAAGTCGCTACAGTACGAACATGCGTGAACTTGTGGGAGACCGTACAGACGAATCAGAAGACGTTTTGATTCAAGATGTTCTGGATATCCTAAAAGCCGAGCTAGATCCAGGTAGTGCCATCGTTAAAACACAGGCGCAGCTTGAACAGGCTAATCAGAAGATTGCGCAAAATGAGAGTGAACAGAATCGACTCTCTGCGCTTGCAAATAAAATCGATAAAGTCGTACGTGTCATGGCTCAAGATTCTATCATGGGGGAAAAAATCGCCTACGGGACAACCTACAAGGAGCTTGTCGAGCTCTTCCCACTTGCTGAAGTCGGTAAAGTCTATGAGCCTGGTGCAATCTTTGCGGTCGAAGATCCTAATCACGTCGAAGTTAATGGAGAAGGTAAACGTATCCTGATTCAAACGAATCAATCATTTACTTATCAAGGAGAAACCCTTGCTCAACTTGAAGGTGGACCATCTCAAAATGGTTTACTTGCAATCTGGAAGTGGGAAGGCCAAAAAAACGAAAGTAATCTTGAAACCACTCGAGTTCCTGCAAAGTAGATTGGAAGTGGTCTGATTGGAATTACTAGCATTTCTAGATAAATTGAGTCCGATTCTAATCGTGATTATTCCTAGCTATTTCTCTTTTAAAAGCACGCAGAATACAAAAGAGACTGACAAGCAAATCAGTTTCTTATCTGACAAAATTAGTGCTATTGAAAAGACCGTGTCGAATGTTGAGAGCATTGGCAAAGACAATAGCAAAGGATTGAGCGTCATTGGAAAAGGTCTTCAAAGATTACAGCGTTTTCGATTGCAAGAAAACCTAAAAAAAGCAATTAGACGAGGCAGTACCAATCAGCATGAGATTGAGGAATTGTCTCGTCTTTATGAAAGTTACGTGGAACTTGGTGGAAATGGAGCCATCAAGGTATTGTATGAAAAATTTCTAGCATTGGAAATTGTGGAGGAAAATATAAATGCAACAGATTAACGAAATTTTACTCAACGGAGCAATCAGCATCCTAGTCATTCTACTAGGCATCGCAGTTAAAGCGGTCAAAAACTACTTGGTTCAAAAGGGTGGTGAACAGACTGTCAAGATCGTTGAAATCTTGGCTAAAAATGCGGTGCATGCCGTAGAGCAAGTCGCCTCTGAAACTGGCTACAAAGGCGAAGAGAAGCTGGAACAAGCACGAACTAAAATCCGTGCTGAACTGACCAAATATAACATCAGCATGACTGACAAGGATTTAGATACATTCGTAGAGTCAGCCGTTAAGCAGATGAATGATGCGTGGAAGGAGCAATAGAAATGATCAAAATCATTAATAATACGATTTTCAATGGAATTGCAGGTTCTTGTCCGACCGAAAAACCAAAATACTACATCATGCACAATGATGAAGGAGCAATGGCCTAATGCATTGCCATAAAACGAAAGGAAAATAAACAAATGAAAAAAAACGACTTATTCATCGACGTATCGAGCCACAATGGATACGATATTACAGGTATTTTGGCTGACATGGGTACACAGAATACTATTATCAAAATTTCTGAAAGTACAAGCTATATCAACCCTTGCTTATCCGCACAAGTGGAACAATCAAATCCTATCGGGTTTTATCATTTTGCTTGGTTTGGTGGAGACGTAGACGAGGCAGAAAGAGAGGCACGCTACTTCCTTGATAATGTACCTCAAAAAGTAAAATACTTGTGTCTTGATTACGAAGATCACGCTAGCGGAGATAAACAGGCAAATACAGATGCATGTATTCGCTTTATGGAAATCCTCAAAGAAAATGGCTATGAGCCAATCTATTACAGCTACAAGCCCTTCACGCTCAATAATATCTATTATGAGCAGATTCTTACAAAATTCCCAAACAGTCTTTGGATTGCTGGATATGGTTTAAATGATGGAAATGCTGACTTTGGGTATTTCCCAAGCATGGACGGGATACGCTGGTGGCAATACTCTTCAAATCCGTACGACAAGAACATTGTATTGTTAGATGATACCGAAGAGGGTAATGTAACCAGTAAAAACGCTCTAAAAAGCCTTAATACCATAGCCAATGAGGTCGTGCAAGGCCTTTGGGGCAACGGACAAGAACGTTTCGATAATCTAACAAATGCCGGATATAATGCGCAAGCAGTTCAAGATACAGTCAACAACATTTTAAACGGCGAAACAACAAGTGACAGCGCTAATTCAGACCTTGATAGCGTAGCGAATGAGGTTATCCAAGGGTTATGGGGTAACGGTCAAGAGCGTTATGATAACTTAACAAGAGAGGGATACGACGCACAAGCGGTTCAAAATCGAGTTAATGAATTGCTATCTTAACAAACTAGTATAAAATCAACAATATAGTACACTAGACCGCAGGCTTAGGCTTGCGGTTTT